AGGTTTGTTAAATTCTATTGGTCTTACAACCCCCCGCGTAACCCTTACAACTGGATTAATGAATGGAGCGAAGAGGTAAAGACAGATGATAGTTATTTAGTACATGAATCTAGTTACTTAAATGATGAACTAGGATTCGTTACTGAACAAATGCTACTGGATATTGAGAGAATCAAACAGAATGATTATGAGTATTACAGATATATATACTTAGGAGAGCCAGTAGGACTAGGAAGTAACGTTTATAATATGTCTTGTTTCCATCCGTTAACAGAGTTACCTGCTAATGATAGATTAATAGGTATCTCTTACGCACTAGATACAGGACACCAACAGAGCGCTACTGCTTGCGGTGCTTATGGGATAACCGCAAGAGGTAATGTAATTTTATTAGACACATACTATTACAGCCCAGCAGGTAAAAGCATTAAGCTAGCACCTAGTGAGTTAACAGTAGAGATTAAATCATTTATAGATGGTGTACAAGACAAATACAATGCTAACTTAATTCAGTTAACAATAGATAGTGCAGAGGGTGCATTAAGAAACCAGTTCTTTAAAGATTATGGTATCAGATGGCATCCAGTAGCTAAAAAGAAAAATCAAACCATGATAGATATGGTAACAAGTCTACTTGCAGAAGGTAGATTTTTTTATTTAGATAACGAAAACAACAAAATATTTATAGAAGAGCATAAGATGTATAGATATGATGAGAAAACACTCAATACAGAAGAGCCAAGAGTAGTTAAAGAGGACGACCATACAGTAGATGAATTTAAATATTTTGTTTTAGATAACGCAAAACTTTTAGGCTTAAAAGCATAGGAGCGATTAAATGGGAATTATACAGATAATCAAGAATTTATTTAAAAGGAGCAAATGGCAAATGCAGGGAAGTTTAATCAATTTAACCGACCATCCGAAAATAGCAGTTACTAGCGAAGAGTACAACAGAATACAAAGCAACCTTACATATTACCAAAGTAAGTTTAATGATGTGAAATATATCAACACAGACGGAGAACAGCAAACAAGAAAATATAACCACTTGCCATTGGCAAGAACTGCTTGTAAAAAGATAGCTAGTTTAGTTTACAACGAACAAGCGGAGATAACAGTAGAGAACGAGCAAATCAACGAGTTTGTACAAGAAATACTTAACAATGATAAGTTTAACAAGAATTTTGAACGCTACCTTGAAAGTTGTTTAGCACTAGGAGGTCTAGCAATGAGGCCATACTTTGACGGTAAAACAATTAAGATAGCGTTCATCCAAGCGCCTGTATTCTTACCGTTAGAGAGCAATACTCAAGATATATCAAGTAGTGCTATTGTTACAAAGACTATCAAAAATGAAGGCAAAGAAAACAAGTATTACACGCTAATAGAGTTTCACGAGTGGAACGGAGAAGACTTAGAAATTACAAACGAGTTATACAAATCTAATTCTAGTAGCGTTGTAGGAACAAGAGTACTTTTAACAGAACTATACGAAGATTTAACAGAGAGTGTAACAATTAAAGGATTAAGTAGACCGTTGTTTACTTACCTTAAAACTGCAGGGATGAACAACAAAGACATTAACAGTCCGCTAGGTTTATCTATCTTTGATAATGCGAAAACTACAATAGACTTTATCAATCGTACATATGATGAGTTTATGTGGGAGATTAAGATGGGGCAACGTAGAGTAGCAGTACCAGATAACTTAACAGAAGTAACATTCCAAAATGAGAACGGCGGTTTTGTTAAAAAACGTAGATTTGAAGTAGAGCAAAATGTATTTGTACAAGTTGGCGGTGGTATAGATGATAACAAGATAGTAGATTTAACTACACCGATTAGAGCAGAGGATTATATCAAAGCTATCAATAAAGGTTTATCTATATTTGAAATGCAGCTAGGAGTTAGTGCTGGTATGTTTACATTTGATGGTAAGTCAATGAAAACAGCTACAGAGGTAGTTAGTGAAAATTCAGATACTTACCAAATGAGAAACAGCATTGTATCTCTTGTAGAAATCTCTATTAAAGAGTTAGTAGTCTCTATTTGCGAGCTTGCTAAAGCTAACGGAATCTACAGCGGAGAAATACCAACGTTTGAAGAAATCTCTATTAATTTAGATGATGGAATATTCACAGATAGAAACGCAGAACTTAATTACTGGATTAAAGCAGTAGCAAGCGGATTAGTTAGTAAGAAGTTTGCTATCACTAAAATACTTAATGTTACTGATGTAGAAGCTAATGAGATGTTAAGTGAGATTAATGCAGAGGTAGAGCCACAACTAGAGCAACAAGACATAGATATATACGGATTAGAAGAAAATGAAGATAACAGAAAACGATGGTAAGTTCTGGATTAAGTCAAAAGAAGTAGAACAAGTATATCATGATTTAACCATTGAACTTATGATAAACACTATTAAAAGATTAAAGCAACGTGGTAATGCAGATTTATTAAGAAACCCTTATGTCTGGCAATTAGAAAAATTAAACGATATGCACCTGCTAACAGAAGAAAATGTTCAAACGATAGCTAAATATAGCGACATATCAGAAAGACTATTCAGAGATGTAATTGCTAACGAGGGCTTTGAGATATACAAGCACGGACACGAGCAACTAGCAAAGGCACTAGAGACAACTGCTAATATCAATTATGGTTTGCAAAAGTCTTTAGACGCAATGGCAAGGCAGACTATGTACGAGACAAACAACTTGATTAATACATCTCTTCCCCCTGCACTTCAAAAAGGTTTCAAACAAGCGCTAGAGAAAGCAGTAGGTGCTGTAGTTGGTGGTATATCAGATGAGAAAAAAGCTTTAACTAAAGCAGTATTTGAAATGTTTGATAATGGCTTTACTGCATTTGTTGATAGAGGGGGCAGGACATGGACGGCGGAGAGATACGCACAAACAGTAATAAGAACTACAACCTTTAGAACTTACAGAGAGCTTAAAGAAGAACCTGCAGAGGAGTTCGGAATAGACACATATTACTACAGTGCCAAGTCAAGTGCTAGAGAGATGTGCGCTCCTTTACAGCATAGAATCGTAACTAAAGGAGTAGCAAGAACTATCAACGGAGAAAGAGTATTAAGTCTACCAGATTATGGACTAGGAACTCCTGGAGGTTGTCTAGGAATCAACTGCGGACATTACCTTACACCATTTGTTATTGGTGTAAACTATAAACCTAAATTAAGGGAAGATGTAGAGAATCTTACGGAAGAAGAGCTAAAACAAAACGCACTTGATAAAGCAAAGCTAAAATCATACGAAAGAGCCATTAAGCAAGTTAAAGATAAAAAGCAAATGGCAAAAGCTCTTGACAATACAGAGCTATATGACAAGTTAAAGCTCCGTGAAAGAACATTAAGGAGCAGCAAAAGAGAATTAATAGAAAAGAATCCATTTGTTTTAAGATGGTAATTAAATTTAGTCCTAAAGTAAGACGTTAAACTGCTTTTTTTTCGTGCAATTACCACGTTAAGTAATTAAATTTAGTCGATGGACGTAAAACGAAAGGAGTTCTTAAATGAGCTTAAAAAGAGAAATGTTAATTAATGCAGGTATAACGGATAAAGAAGCGATAGACGAAATCATGCAAGCGTACGGGGCAGGACTAGAACACGCTAGAACACAAGTAAAGAATGAGTTAACTGCAGAGAATGAAACATTAAAACAGCAACTAGAAACTCAATCACAAACGCTAGAAGATTTAAAGAAAAGTAGTGAAGCTAACAGCGATGTTAAGCAGGCATTAGAAAAGTTACAACAAGAATACGAGCAGTACAAGGTTGAGAGTGATAGTAAGCTGCAACAAATAAATAAAACAAACGCTATTGCGCTAGCTTTAAAAGATGTTAAGGCTTATGATTCTGATGTTCTAATGAAACTTATAGACATAGACAAGATAGAACTAGGAGAAGATGGAAAGCCTAAACTAGATGAAGTAGTTAACGGATTAAGAGAATCTAAACCGTTTCTATTCGAACAAGAGCAAGCTGCACAGCAAACACAACCGCAAATAGTTGTTGGCGGGAATCCAAACGGAACAGGGCAACAAGAAACAGACCCGTTCCAAGCAATAATAAATTCTTATGGAAAATAACACAATCAAAGGAGATTAGAAAATATGGCAGGAAATCAAAATTTACCAGTAAGACAATATGCACCACAATATAAGCAAATGTTATCAACAGTATTTGATGTTAAGAAAGCATTCGAGGGGGTTGTAGCTCCTATTCAAATCTTAGACGGAGTACAACACAATGCAAAAGCATTTGCTGTTAAAACTAACGCTACTCCAGTAGTAGTAGGAACTTATAGCACAGATACAAACACAGCATTCGGAACAGGAACAGGAACAGGCAGCCGTTTTGGTAACATGACAGAAGTAATCTACCAAGATGAAGAAGTGCCTTACAGTTACACTTTAGCTATTCACGAAGGATTAGACCGTTACACAGTTAACAACGATTTAAACGCAGCTGTAGCAGACCGTTTAAGACTACAATCAGAAGCACAAACAAGAGAAATGAATAAGAGAATAGGTAAGTTCTTATCTACAAATGCAGGTAAAACAGAGAACTTAGCAGACTTAACAGAAGCTAGTATCAAAAAATTATTCAACGCAGTTACTGCTTACACAGTTAACACAGAGATTAATGCACCTATGAAAGCTTACATTAGAGCGGAGTTATACAATGCTATCATTGATATGGCTTCTACAACTACAGCTAAAGGCTCTAGCGTTTCATTAGACAGCAACGGACTACTTAAATACAAAGGTATTGAGTTAGTAGAAACTCCTGAGAAATACTTAGAGACAGGAACATTAGGAATCTTCGCACCAGATAACATTGTAATTGCATTCGTTGGTATCAATACAGCTAGAACTGTAGAAGCTACAGAGTTTGACGGTGTTCACTTACAAGCAGCTGCTAAAGGTGGTACTTACGTACTAGAAGACAATAAGAAAGCAATCATTAAAATTGCAGGTACAATCGCTTAATAGGAGGTAGCAATGCCAAAATATACGATTAAAACAGAATTTACTGACAAATACGAGAAATGCACTTACGAAGTAGGAGAAACAGCAGAGTTTTCCGAAGAAAGAGCAGAAGAGATTAAACTTGCTCTAGGAGAGGATGCATTAGTATTAAAGAAAACTAAAAAAGAAAGTACAGAGGAAGTTTAGTAATTAGCTTCCTCTTTGTAGGAGGTTAAAAAATGAGTTACTTAACTTCAAACGAATACGAAAGACTAGGTTTTGATGAGATAGATAACTTTGAACAGTTAGAAGAGCGAGCAAGTAGCGTTATTGACTTATACACAGACTACTTTTACAGTAATGTAGAGTTTGAATCTGATAACCCTATAAGAAAGAACGCAGTAAAGCAAGCAATAGCATATCAAATAAACTACATGGATAGCAGCGGAATCACAACCGCAGAGGATAAGGCAAGTTTAAACAGCTTGTCAATAGGTAGAACAACAATCAATTACAGCAATAACACAACTAACGCTATTAAAGATAACTTCAATCTCTCACAAGATACACTTAACTTACTAAATAGCGTTGGTTTTGGTTATAAAAAGGCAGTATATGATAGATAAAAGACTACTTACTGACGCTATCCAAGTACAATTAATTGATGATGTTGATATGTGGGGGAAACCTACACACCAAGAGCCTTTTACAGTGAATTTTGTAAGGTTTGATAGACTTACGATAGATAAGACTGAAAAAGCTAGTAAGCTAACTAACACAGTTAGAAATAGAACAGGGAATATATTTATATATCCTAGATTTTCTAAAGTGAAAGTAGATGATAGTTGGTTACAAGCACAAATTACAGACGAGCATGGAATGTATGAAGTAGTTAGTTATCAAGTGAATTACTTTAACGGCAAAGTCTTCTCATACGAGGTTAACGTAATCTAATGAGTATTACAGTTAGTTACGATATATCTAAATTAGAACGTAGTGTTACTTATGGTGCTATGAAACAAGCAGAGTTTAACGTAGCAGAACAGGTTGTAATGGATTCAGAACGTCACGTACCGCAAAGAGGCGGCACTCTTGTTGGTACAGGGAAAGCGTACAGCGGTTATGTTACATGGGATACAGTATATGCAAGAGCTCATTACTTTGGAACAAACGGTATTGTTACATTTAGAAAATATTCAGTTCCTGGAACTGGTACTAAATGGGTTGAAAAGGCAGCAGCAAGTAACATGAAGAACTGGGAAGAAGTAGCATTGAAAGGACTTAATTTAAAATGATAACAAACAATGATTTTCAAATAGTTCTATGTAATTATGTAAACACACTTAATTTAGGATTAAAAGCTAGAATAGACTACTTTAATGAAAGAGATGACCTAGTTATTAATCTTATAAGCGGTGGACGTGTAGAACAACTATTCATGGACGGCTCACAAGAAATCAGCTTACCTTATGAGATAGCAGTAAAAAGCAAAGACAATCAACGAGCAAATGCTATTATATGGACTATTCACTCATATTTATCACAATTTGGAATAAAATTACCTAGTTTAAATAATTCGTATCAATTTTTAGAAATGGAAATAGCCAAGCCATCTATCAACGGACAAGATGAACAAGGCTTTTTCATTTACACACTTACATTAACAGCAAAATTAGAAATTAAAGGAGATAACAATTAATGGCAAGACAAAAGAACGCATTAAGAAAGCATTATGTAGCAGTATTTAACCCTGCTAACCCAACAACAGCGCCGCAAAAAGCAGATTATAAGCTATTAGCTAAATACATTAAAACAGTAAACGATGAAACAGATGAAGATACTGACGACATCGCATACTATGACGGAGACGGGACACCAGAGGAAGTAGTAGTATCTGTTAAGGCTGGTTTCTCATTCGAGGGGAACTACGATGTAGAAGACGAAGCACAAAAACTAATCGCAGGACTACGTTATAAAGTAGGAGATGAACGTAAAGTATGGTTTAAAGTCGTAAGTTCAGATAATAAAACGCAATGGGAAGCAGTTGCCATCGCAAGTGGAATCAAAGCAGGAGACGGAGACGCTAACGAATTTGAGAACTTTGAATGTACTTTAAGATGGGTTACATTACCAAAAGAGACAGCAGTTGTTTAATTAATATAATTTAGGAGGATATTTAACATGGTTGTAATTAAAAGATATGAAAACACTATTCCAGTAGAATTTGGAGAGTTTACTTTAAACTTTGCAGTAAATGATAAAAACATAAAAGAGCTTGATAGATTAGGCAAAGAACTAGGTAAGTTAGAAGAAAAAGCTAATAACATGACAGGAACAACGGAAGATATAGACACTATCTACAACATAAGCAAAGATATATGGGAATCACTATTTGATACAGATGTGTTCACTAGAGTTTACAGCTTAGCTAATGAATCTAGTATTTCTTGTTTATTGTTCGCAATACAAATGATTAAAGGCTTACTTGAAGAAATCGGGAACACTTATAAAGAAGATAAACTATTGAAATATCTTGAAGATTAACCATGTTAAATTTATCAAAAAAACTAGAAGATAATTTAATAATTGGAAGCGATGTTTATCCTCTTGACTTAAGTTTCGGCAAAGTGTTAAGAGTATTTGAGCTACTTCAAGATAAAGAAATACAAGAGGAGATAAAGCCTTATTTAGCTTTACAAATGCTAACTGGTGCTAATTTCTCAAATTTTGACTTGATTGAAGTAAATGAAATCTTAGAAGAAGTGTTCAAAGCACACATTGTCAACGAAAAAACACAAGCAATTGAATATGACCTAGCTGGCAACCCTATGCCAGTACAACAAAAGAAAGAGGAGGAGCGAGTATATAGTCTTAAACATGATGCGGATTATATATTCGCTTCTTTTTTTCAGGCTTATGGCATAGATTTAATTGAAGAAAGACAAAAATTGCATTGGAAAAAGTTTAATGCTATGTTAAATGGTCTTCCAAGTGATACTAAATTCATGGAAGTATTGAAGATTAGGAGCTGGAAACCAAGTAAAAGCGATAGCACAGAGTACAAGGAACATATGAGAAAACTACAACAAGAATATGAACTTCCTTACGAAGAATAGATTATCTTTTAAAAAATAAACAAGAAAGGAGGTTGAAATATGGCAGTAGGTAAAGTAAAAATAGATGTTGACTTAACTGGAGAAAAGGCAAAGTCTGGAATAAAGGGGATTAAAGATTCACTAGAGGGGCTTAAAAGTGCTGGTCAAAAGACAGGCTCTCTATTTAAAAGCGTGTTAGGTGCTAATTTAGTTAGCGCTGGTATTGGTAAGGCAATAGGTAGTGTTACAAGCGGTGTTAAGAGTATGTTAACAGAGCTTAACAACTCATCTAAAGCATGGCAAACATTCGAGGGCAATATGCGAATGCTAGGTAAAAGTTCCGAAGAGATAGGGACTGCAAAAAGAGCCATGCAAGATTATGCTACTAAAACAATCTATAGTGCTTCTGATATGGCGCAGACTTACTCACAATTAGCAGCAGTAGGAGTTAAAGAGACTGATAAGTTAGTTACTGGATTCGGTGGACTAGCTGCAGCTGCAGAGAATCCGGCGCAAGCTATGAAAACATTAAGTACACAAGCTGTTCAAATGGCGGCGAAACCTAAAGTAGCATGGCAAGACTTCAAGTTAATGATGGAACAAGCACCCGCAGGGATGGCGGCTGTTGCCAAAGAAATGGGAATGTCTTTAGAGGAACTTGTAAAAGGAGTTCAAGACGGTACAGTTAAAACAGAAGAGTTCTTCAATGCGATTAAGAAAGTTGGTAATAATGCAGATTTTTCTAAAATGGCAACGGAATTTAAAACGATAGACCAAGCTATAGACGGAGCAAGAGAAGCGCTAGCAAACAAACTAGAGCCAGCTTTTAAACAACTTAGTAAGTTCGGAATCAAAGCTATTAAAAGTCTAACTGATGCAATGGAGAAAATAGACTTTGACGGAATGGCAGAGAAGTTAGGGCATTTCTTAGACGGAATTAACATTGATGGAATTGTTAGCAAAATAACTGCTGGTGTTACATTGTTAACTAACACAGTTAAAAAGATGTGGAATGCATTCAGAGATAGCGGAGCAGTTACTGCAGTTGGTAACGCTCTTAAAAGTGTTGGTAATGCAATATCTCATATTATAAGCTCGTTAGCTAATAGTGGTGTATTATCTGTTGTAGCGAGAGTGTTCGGAGAGATAGTTAAATGGGCAGCTAAAGTAGTTAGCGCAATAGGTAAGATTATAAGCGCTATCCCACCAAGTGTATTAAGTGCTATAGCTTACGGATTCTTAGCGATAGCTAGTTCAATTAAAGCTATTAAAATGGCGTCTAAAGGATTAGACTTCTTGAAAATGCTAAAAGGCTCTAAAGGAGCTAGTAAAGGCGGTATAGGTAATCCGTTAGAGGATGTTACAGGTAAAGTAAGCGAATCGAAAAGCCGACTAGAGTCGCTTTTTAAAGGAATCGGTGGTGTTATTAATAATGCTCTAAAAGGAATAGGAGCGGTAGTAAAAGACGCAGGTGTTGGTCTGAAAAATGCATTTGAAGGTCTAGGAAAAGGTGTTCAAAGTGTTGGAAAGGGAATATCAACAGCAGCACAAGGCA